GACGTTTTAGTGCTCTTCTGGCTCGTAGGACTTGTGAGCCTTTGGCTCAGTGCCCTTGTGAGCAGAAGAAAGAGGGTTCATGTCAGCGCCAGCGCGGCCCCCGCTCTTACGGGGTTTGCGACCGGCGTGATGATGAGCATGCATGCCCTCATGATGACCAACGTGATGCTTGTGCTTGGCCATTCCGCCATGCTTACGCTTCTTGGCCTCTTTTGCGACGTTCGAATCTTTGCCTTCATAGACGTCAGAAGGCGAATCGTCGCGATCCCAATCGCCTTCCATAGGCGACTCGACCTTACCACCCTTCTTGTGCTCTGCACGAGGGTGCTTGTGATGTACACCAGCATGCATAACGCCGTGGTGATGTCCTTTGTGACCCTTCATGGTTCACTCCTTAGAAGTTGTAGTACTGAGTGAGGCCAAACAAGCCAGTCGTCGACTGGACATTGTACGGCGGAGGCGACTGACGAACGATCAGCTTGTTCGCACCAGTGCTGGAAGTGAAGCCAGCGTAGGTGCCACGAACGTCACCGGTTGTCGCGGTAGCGGTCGTGCGATCAGCGTTCACGTAGTTTGTAGCTGCCGTGATGAGCGTCGTCTGCTCGAGAGACGTTGCGTCGTTGATCAGAATATCGCCGAAAGTGTCAGAACGGAGCGGCAACCCAAACACGTCGGTCGTGTCGACCGAATATGCGTGGGTAGCATCGGCTGCATTCAACACAACTGAGTAAATGTATTTGAATGCCTTCTTGCCCGATACTTGGTTGCCCGCAGAGATCGTGATGTTCTCTTGCATTGGGTAACCATAGATATCAAAGCCAGAAACCGTTGCTGTAGTCGCAGTAGCACTCGCAGCAGCAGTAACTGCCACGGCGCGGCCAACGAGAGCCATCGGGTTCCAAAGATAGATGCCCGGTGTCTGAGCGTTGTTTGGGATCGCGCATTGCTGCACGTTCTGGAACGCAAGCGTTACCGTGCCAGACGTAGCAGTCAAGTTGCTGTTGGTCTGGTAAGTGCCGGTGTAACCCTGACCAACCGTCGTATATGTGCCGGTTGTCGTAAGTTGCGAGACAATCTGAACGCCAGCCGCCGTGCCTTGCGACACAGTACCCGTCGTTGCCAACACAACCATGCCGGGAGAAATTGGCATGCCGCTGTTTGCTGTGATCGTCATCACACCGTTAGAGAACGAGGCCGTCACCGATGCATAAGCATCGAGAGCAAGCACGTTCGTTTGGACCACAGTGTCGGAACGAACGAAGTTCGTGTTGTTGTAATACACGCCCGTCGTCGCCGAGTTCGTCGTGACAAGTGTCAACGTCGCACTGGTTGCGTTTGCAGAAGCGACAATCGCGCCCGTCGCCTTGGAATAAGGAACAATGCTAAGCGTGTTAACATTGTCGAAACCAAGCCACCCGAAATCCTGTTGAGACTGAGCTTCGCCGGGATTGTAGGTGAAAGGAACGCGAGTGTCGAGGAAACCCGCCCCTGAAGCAAACAGGGACGAGCCACCAATGTCGGGATTGTAATCAGCACCGACGGAGCTCTGCCCGAAGGTAATGATTGGACCTGAGAAAGCGTCAATCGCCATGGTTAGTCCTCCTTACGAGGTCGGGAACGACCCGTAGATCGCGCGCCAGTTGTAGTAACCGAACGAGTAACGCTCGTAGCCTTTAACAAGGAGGTTATCTGTCACGAAGTCGACTTGCATGTCTGTTTCGAACGGAATGCGTTCCATGTAGGCAAGGCCATCGATGTTGGTCAGCAAGAACCAAGCATACGAAGAGGTCAAGAAGTCGTTGACCATGTAGCCTTCAGGCAACCCACCGGCAGTGGTCATGATTGCGTTAACGTCATTATCTGCAGTGCCCGGACGGAGTTCCGTCTTCAAAAGACGGATAGCAACCGGCTCGAGAGCTGGTGGGATAATGAGCTTGCGGCCACGAGCGAAGATCTTCAGACCAGCTTGGTCGCGGAAGTTCGTGCGGATTGCGATCATCGCATTCAGCAACGAGGCTTCGTTGAGGTCGATCTGAGTCGTCGGCGTGTTTGCAATTGAGCCACCGTCGATCGGATGCGAGGTGGAGCAAAGAGCAACACCGTCACCGCCGATTGCAGCATTGTAAGTCTGCGCCGTGTTCAGGATGTTCGCGCCATAAATTTCCTTGGTCTGATGGAAAGATTCCACGAGGCCGAGGTTGGAAGGCCGGAATTGGGTCTTGTAGAGGTTATCGTCGATAGCCTTACGTGTGATCGCGTAGCCGAGAGCGATTTCAGTGTGCTCTTGGTTATACACGAAACGCTCGCCAGCGCCCGAATCAAAGGAGGTCTGGCCACCTTCGGTCTTGAGCTGTGCGAGGCCGAGGTAACGCATTTCAGCGGTACGTTCGAGAGCCATCTTCGAGTCATGCTTCGTGAAGATCTTGTCGTATTGCGACGGGATCTGCTCGTATTTGCCTTCAACGCCACGGAGGCCGGGGAGGAGAAGGTCTTTGATCTGTGAGAGATTAACAGCCATTGGTCCTTACTCCTCTTACGAGATGCCGGTCGGGCCAGCACCGTTCGTGCGCCAGACTTCGTTGTTGAAGCCGACAACAAGATTGCAGTACTGCGTTGTGGGATCGCCACCGTTGCCGAACGAAACGGCGTAGTCGACGATAATGAAGGGGTCGGTGACAGTCGTGTTGACAGCGTTGACATAAGCTGTCGAACGACCTGTGGCATTGTTGCCGCCGTTGGAGTTGCCCGACGTTGCTCCGGTTGTGGAGTAAGCGAACGTGCAATACTGACCTTGTACGCCAGACGTATAAGACGTGGACGTGCCAGTGACAGGGAAGGCGGAACCAGAAGACTGCACGATGAAACGAGCATTCGGATCATCGATAACATATGCCGTCACGTCGCCGGTTGCGTCGGATCCGGGCCAGTAGCTGGACCAGACAACGCGCTTCTGAGACGTCGACAGATATTTACAACCAACGAAAATACCGGCGAGGACGGTTGAGCCGCCAGCCGTGGCTTGGGTGATATAACCGGTTGCGGAGCCGGTAACAGGCGATACAGGGTCGCCAGTGAAGATCGGCGTCGTGTTGCCAGACGCGATCAAACGGGGGGATTGAGCGAACGTGGGAGCGCCGCCTGCACCGCCCTGAAACTGCAAGAAACCGCTGGGCGCAAACGTATTGGCCATGACGGGATTCTCCTTTCAGAGAGTTTCCATCATCGCGCAGCTGGGCGATTGTGAAACGTGGGATTTGAGAACAACCTACCGCAGCGGGGGTAGGTCGGCTGGCGTAT